AAGCCACACCGCTACCTGACGTGTGGAAAAATCTAGTTAAGCAATCTATCAAGTTCCGTCGTGGCCAAGTCTGTATGGTCGCTGCTGCACCTAATGCTGGTAAGTCAATGTTTGCATTGATCTATGCAATCAAGGCAAAGGTTCCAACGTTATTCTTTTCTGCTGATACAGACACAGCAACAGTAATGATACGTACTGCTGCTCATCTTTCAGGTCACTCACAGTTGACCGTCGAAAGCAATATCAATAAAAGCCAGCGTTACTACGATCCTTATTTGGCTAAGGCTTCTCACATCCAATGGGTCTTTGACTCCAGTCCGTCTCTTGATGATATTGAGATGGAGATCAAAGCCTATGTTGAACTCTATGGTGTAATGCCAGAGCTAATCATCATAGATAACCTAATGAATGTGGCAGCCGAAACAGATAATGAATGGGCTGGGCTTCGTGCAATTATGATGGAGTTGCACGATATGGCACGTAAGACTGAAGCTTGTGTGCTTGTGCTCCATCACGTAAGCGAACAGAGCGAGTATGGTTCTCCAATGATGCCACCACCTAGACGTGCAATCCACGGAAAGGTGAGTCAATTACCTGCTCTGATCCTTACGCTTGGGTATGACCCAACACAGGGTCTACTACGGATAGCATCAGTTAAGAACCGCTTTGGTCCACACTTTGCAGATGCCTCACAATGGGCATCGCTGTTTGTGAACTTTGGTTCTTGTCAGATAGGCGATGATGATGCGCAAGGTAGGGCCTACCTGCGTACCAATAGCGAGGAAAGTACATATGGTGCTATCTAATGGCGAATAAGAACGGACGCAAAGGTTCTCAGTTTGAGACAGATGTTATGAAGTGGCTTCGCAAAGCTGGAGTTATTGCAGAACGTTTGACTAAAGCTGGGGCAAAGGATGAAGGTGATATGGTTGTTATCATATCTGGAGAAACCTACATCCTTGAACTCAAGAACAGGCAGACCCTTTCCCTGCCTGAGTTCTGGAGAGAAGCACAAGTTGAGGCGCTTAACTACGCAAAGGCACGAGGTATCGGGGAAGTCCCTCTGTCATACGTTGTAGTTAAGCGTCGCAACGCTTCAATAGATCAGGCTTGGGTCATCCAAGATTTAACTCAATGGCTAAAGGAGAAACAGTAATGCCAGTACCAGAAGGTAATATCACAACATCAGAGATTCTAGTACCAAAAGAACCAGTTAACGTATTTGCAGAGATCAACAATGCAGAACTTGCAGCATACGATGCAGCTATGGCTGATGCTTTAGAGAAGGCAAAGAATGATCTGCCAGAACTGTCATAAAGGCGGAGAAGAGAACACGCTTGCTCACTACAAACGTTCAGCTCATTGGCACGATAAGTGTGATGATAAGGGGTGTGTATGCCAGCACAAGACTGGTCCAGGGTACATAAAGCGAGCAAACGAAAGCACTCCGTTGATGCAACTTCAATCCCCATAGGAACTATTGTTTCTTATTACGGTGGAGAAGTAAGAGAAGGTAAGTCAGCAGCAGTTCGTTGCTGTATACACACAGACAGCAGACGTAGTGCTGTAATGAATACGTATGACAACCTGTACTTCTGCCATACCTGCGGTAAGGGTGGCAGTTCAGTAGATGTTGTTATGCACATAGAGAACTTGGAGTTTAAGGATGCCCTCAATCGTGCAATCGAAATCATTGACGGAAGCGGCCAAACATTACAGCCGAAACATAAGCGCAGAGGCTCTAGGGTATCTAGAAGAACGTGGGATATCTGATGTAGTTGCTAGCCAGTACTGTCTAGGTTCGGTGGTAGATCCTATCAATGGTCACGAGATGCACGAAGGCTGGTTGTCTATACCTTATATGACAGCTAATGGTATCTGCGTGGGCTATAAGTTCCGCAGACTAGATGATGGTAAGCCCAAGTATGGATCACCTACTGGGCAGAAGGCACACCTGTATAACGTTAGCGATATAACTATTGACTCTTCATACATTGCAGTATGTGAAGGTGAGTTAGATGCGCTGGTCTTGTCTGGTCTTGTTGGCATACCAGCAGTAGGTGTACCTGGGGTACAGGCTTGGAAGCCACACTTTGTCAAGCTCTTTACTGGTTACGACACAGTTTTTGTTATTGGTGACAATGATATTAAAGAAGATGGCACCAACCCTGGCGCTGAGTTTGCCAAGCGTGTCGCGCAAGAGGTTTCTAATAGCACAATAGTAACATTACCCCCATCAATGGACATCAATGACTTCTATCTGACCAAAGGTTTAGATGCAACGAAGGCTTTGCTACTAGGACAGAAGGATGAGTAGAGACGAATGGCTACAGATGGTACAGATTTTGCAGCATATGGGCTTCCAGATCCTAGAGATCAATATGGAAACCGAGACTATACTGCTTCGGCCTATGCCGACAAGGTAAATGAAGCGTTCATCGCAGATGTCTGGCGCATTATGGATCAAGCAGGCAATCTACTGGTGCGTAAGCATCACGACTACGGCCCAAAGAACATTGCTCATTCACCAGGTGGACCACTTAATGGTTTGCGTGTACGTATGTGGGACAAGATAGCTCGCATCAATAACTTACTAGACTCAGGTGTTAAGCCAAGCAATGAGTCATTGCGTGATAGCTTTGTGGATTTATTAAACTATTCTGCTATTGCAATGATGGTGCTCGATGGCGTGTGGCCAGAGGTAGAAGAACCTAATTGTGATTGAGCTACATAAATCTATCTACGACATAGCACCTAGCGTTGCAAGTGCAATAGCCCGTCGCTTTCGTGGCTACGTAGAACGAGATGATGTACTACAAGAGTGTCTTGCTTGGGCGCTTACTCGTGGTACACAATTCAATGATGCTCTCAGTGAACCTAACCCAGTCCAACGTGTTATCAATGAGAAGCGTATTGCTTGGCAAATGAAACGTGCAGCAGAACGCTATGCTCGCAAAGAGAAGGCGGCTAAGTCTGGCTATCGCATAGGTGATGAAGCCTTCTACGATACAGCTATGATCGCACAGGTTCTACCTCACGTTATCGCATCCATTGTGGATGACACGGTACTAGAGCAGGCTCAGAACCTTATCAATGATGGCTCACCTAAGAAGCCTAGCGTTCCAGCAGAAGGTGGTAACCTGCTTGCTACCTTGATTGATGTGAAGCGTTCATACTTAAAGCTTGAAGTAGAAGACCAGACCATACTTCGTATGCGCTACCACGAAGGACTTACCTTGCAACAGGTGGCAGGTTTACTAGAGTGTGCAGTATCTACCGCAGATCGTAGATGTACCAGCGCACTACGCAAGGTACAAAATGGTTTGGGTGGTGACAACCCGTGGCAATGAAAGAGATTGATCTATTCTTATTCTTGTTGGATAACAAGTACCCTGACCTGCAAAAGTCAGAGGGTATCTACGACTCCTTCGATTGTATTAGCCGTGACTCGAACGCATACATAGAGTTGAAGTGTCGTAACACCCACTATCCCACGTTACTGATTGAAGAGATGAAGTATCGCAAGCTGATAACCCAGGCAGCAGAACGAGATCTCACTCCGTTCTACATTAACTCGACCCCAGAAGGGGTCTTTTCTTTTGACCTGATGGATGTACCAGAACCTGAATGGTTTAGTCATTGGATGCCAGCGACAACAGAGTTCTCACGTTCTAATAAAGTCAGTAAGTTAGTAGGTTATCTACCTATCGAAGAGGCGGTAAAGCTCTGATGCAGTACGACTATCGTTGCCCTGATTGCAATGGGGAGATAACTATTGAGCGCAGTATCCACGAGGAACCACGTGAGCCGTCCTGCTTTGACTGTCATATACCTATGATACGTAAGTGGGACTCACCTGCCATTACCTTCAAGGGTAAAGGCTTCTACAGTACAGGTGGCTAATGACTAACGGATTTACTTCTGGTATGCGTACCTCACTTGATGGCACGTGGACTACACCACGTGACTACTTTGATAAGGTCAATGCTGAGTTTAACTTTACCCATTCTGCAGCTGCGCTGTCCTCTTCTACTCTAGTACCTGGTAACTGGTACGGTCCTGATCATCCTGACCAGTCAAGGCGTGATGCACTGGTTAGGAACTGGGTTGAAGATAGCACTGGTCCTATATGGTTGAACCCACCTTATGGCAGGGTCATCAAGGACTGGATGCACAAGGCTAAGCTAGAGTCTATGCGTGGTGCCACTGTTGTATGTCTAGTGCCAGCTCGTACTGATACAGCTTGGTGGCACGACTATTGCATAGATGCTTATGAGATTAGATTTATTCGTGGCCGATTAAAGTTTGGTAATCAACCTAATTCCGCACCCTTCCCTTCTGCACTTGTTATTATGAAGTAAAGAACCCTACCGCGGAAGGGTGCAGTAGGGTTCTTGTTACTCGGAAGAGGTGAGCGGTTCAGATTGTATCAGTACCATCCGTGTCTGTCGCTATGTCTGAGAGCGCGACACGCACTTCCTGAATAGCGGTGGTCAATGTATCGTAAACCGTGAAGGATTTGTAATTCAGGCTCTCTACTACGTTCTCCAAGGAGTTGAGCAATTCCGAAAGCTGACGAAGCTGGTTCTCCCTTAGAGTTCTTTGGGAAACCAAGGTGGTCGAACCTGGATTCACGGGTCCATAGGGTGACGAGACACTCTCTCTCTTGCCTATCGTATCCGAGTGCTCGTGAGTAACTAACTGCAAGTGCCTTGTTCTCACGCTTCTCCTCCATTGTTGCTTTGGTTTGTATCGGTATCGGTTTGGGTAAGGGTAATTCCCCTAGCCTTTGCTCGTGCAACGATACGAGGACTAGCAGTAGTACCGTTAAGATCAATCCACGTCTTACCTTCTTGCTCATCACTCACCTTTTCCTTCTCCAGTAATTCTTTGTAATCTTCTGGGTGCAGGTGAG